TTGAGTGAGAGATGTAATTTGCCTTACGGCGTAAATCATGATTCTAGAGGTTTTAAAAATATCAGATAATTCAAAATTACTTACTAGCGCTTCATTCAAGGCAGCAAAGAAAATCTCATTAATCTGTTTTGCAGAACCAAAAGTCCAAATTTTTATCATAGTTTCTTTAGTAGATTCGGGTGTTGCAAACCAAGAATTATATTCCTCAAAATCAATAATGCCGTTTAATGTATCAGGCAATTTTGTACCATCCGTGCTTGTTACAGTTAACTGTGTATTTAATATCGTGTACGTTACTACGTCAATCAATATCTGACGTGGCGCCAATGCCTGACCTTCCTTAAGACCAAATCGTGTGGTGGTGCCGTGGCGTGCATCATATTGTTTTCGCTTATCACTTGGAATTGGGTTACCAGCTAAATCTGCACCAGCCAAAGAATCGGTGAGTTTGGTCCATAATTCCTCGAGAATTTTCATCGGCTGTGACTTTCTCAAAAGCATCCATTCAGTGTGGGTGTTTTTAAGTTGTAGCTGATTAGGATCATCACGCAAAGTGAAATTTTTAGTAAATCTTAATTTGTACACATTATTCTGGACAACAATGATGTTGAGTCCAGAAACCGTAAATGCTTGATATCTGGCAGGTAATAGTTTGCCGGCGGCGGAAGAATATGCTGGAGGTTGAAATGCTTGGAAAGTAGCATATAAACTTGGTCCAAATCTTAATTTATTTTTCAGCTGTTGCACAGAAGTATTTTTGCCACGTGCCGCAATATTTTTATTTTTAACCCAGAAATAATATTTTATTGTACCCAAATTACCACTGGTGTCCCTGCTTTGAATTGACACATATTTATAATCTCGTTTATATTGTGTCTGAACAGTTGCATCATCTTCAATAGTTGGATCAAATGCGAGTTCATCTTCTGTTGGTGAATATGGTCTTTGAATTATCACAATTTCATCACCAATCGAATTGACTGTTAACGTAATTGTGTTTTCATTTACTGTGTAATTTCTGCCAGATAATAATCCGCCATTTCTGTAAACAGAAATTCTCTTGCCATCAAATGTTATGTCAGCAGGTGTTGTTGTGAAATTGGTGGTCGTGGCATATTCTTTAATTACTGTTTTATCCAAAAGTTGCCAAGGTCCCCAAGTTGAAGAATACTTCTCCACTGCTGTAGAATCGCGAAGCACGAGTTTATTATTGTTATAATCTTGAATCGCGTTAACAACATCGGCAGAAATAGGACTTACGATTTGATAATCACCATAATACGGTGTCCAACTATTATTCGGAGATAACAAATCAGAATTGAGTTGATTCTGTGTTGGGACTGTCCAGGCTCTCCAACCATATTCAACCATATAATCATCATTGCTCAAATGATTATTTGGAATTGGTAGTTCAATTTCTGCAGAAATTATTTCACGTACAAAAATATCATGAGTTGGTTGCGCAAGTACATCAACTATATCAGCGACAGCAATTGGCGAAACAGTGCTATCGATTGCAGTTGTCAGCTCAATCTTAATTCCTAAATTCTGAAAATCATAAACTGCAACATATCCTTGAGGTTGTTGAATTTCTGTTACAGTTAAAGTTTCACTTTCGCCAGTATACGCCGCAGTTGCAGTGATCTGATCTACGCCACCAGTTGTTAAAACAATTGGACCAATAAATGGAACAATAGGATTAATAGACGATTTGTTAATCGTAATCGAAGATTGGAACGTTGCTGTAGAAATTGTTCTAGCTTGCGTAAATTTATTCCAGCTAGGACCATAACTTTCAAATGAACCTATAATTGTTCCAAGTTCAGTACCTAATGCAGCCTCTCCGACTGGTTTTTCTTTCACTTCATCTAATACATCTTCATATTCTTTTGTCCAAGCAGATAATTTCATGCCTGGCTGAATTGCAAAATCAGAAAATCGACCAGTTGCCAAGATTATATTTGTTGAGCCTATGGCAATTGATTGAAAATAAACATCCGAATTAAATGAAGAAGATGCAAACGGATATGCAGCTGGTACTTGGTTATATGACCAAGCAATTGGACGACCTTGCCAGGTGCGATCTCTGAAGTATGTTTCCGGTTTAGCAGCTTGGCCAGATGCTCTAATAGAAGCGTCAATCTCAACGTTACCCTCTTGTTCGGCCGCGAGAGCATCATATTCATTTGGAGGAACACTGCTTTCAACCCATTCATAAACATCGACAGTAGCCCAAGCTGATAATGAACCCCAGCGCGCCAATCTTTCCTCAGTTGAAGGGAAAATTGAATCATCATCATAGGGCACATAAGCCAAGTTTGAGGTATCCCACCAGATTTTACCAATTTGTGATGGACCCCAAGATTTAAGAGGGCTTAGATTTAAATTTCCAAGTTCAAGAGTAGAATATGTATAACGCGCAGGATCAAATGAATCAGTAAAATCAATATCTGCTAAAGATGTTGGTTCATGAATTCCTGCTGCAGGATTCCAAATTGGAACATCATCAACCAAAGTTTTTGATTGATAATTGAACAACTTCATTGGATTAAATTTTGGACTTGAGTTTGTATATCCAAAAATTGAAACAGCTGAGGAAGTTGTTATTGAAGATAATAATTTGACGCCTGAACCAGAGAGTTTACTAACATTGATATCAAATTCAAATTTATCACCAGCAACAAATGGCGTTAAACCCGTTGTAATTTTAAATGTTACTCCATTAACGTTCTTTAATGCATTAACGTCAATATTTGTTGCAACGGTAGTGCTATTAACAATTACATTAAACTTATTGGCAGATGTTGCTTGGAATTTCCATTGTTGAGGAGAACTAATTGTTTTGAGTTCTACTGGCTCAATGGTTATAGAACCAGAACTAGGACTGCTGAGTGTTGCAACTACTTTTGGTTGAGTGAAAAGCTTCGGTGTTTTAAGATCCACTGGAACAATCTGATTAATAGCACCAGATACTGAAACTGTTCCCGTTTTCTCAGCAATAAAATATTGATTCTGCCCAAGATCATCTAATGAAAACCAACGGTCTTCATTTAGAGGTTCTAATAGCGTGAAAGATGGTTCTGAAGTGGTGATTGCGGCTGTTATGCTAGGATCTTCGCTTTCAAAAACAAATCTAGAATGTTGCAATGTCGCGTCGCTGGCCTGAACTTTCATTTCAGGAAAGCTTTTTGTTCTTGAGTCGCCATATTCTGCGATCTTGTATGCCCAATATTCATCCAAATCAAATTCTTTAAATTTAGATGAATTAAAGAACGCGGTAATTGCGTTATTTGTGCCTTTTTCTTGAATTAAACCTCTCCAGAAATTAAACTGTGAGCGATTAGAAGTATTCAAGTTTTTAAAATAATCTTTTTCTGAATAACCAAAAAGTGCCAGAGCATGAGGTGATGTAAGATTATCATCAGAAATATAATCGGCATCATACTGCGACATGAATCCGCTTACATGGCTTTCAAGGTTCTTGATTAAATTATTGCCGCTTAATACATAACCACCAAATGATGGGCGCAGAGAAAAGTTAACTTGTTTTTCGCCATTTACGAAAATCCTTGGGATACGCATTCCAAGATAGGAATCATACAATAGCTCACCATCGGCGTAATTTTCAAAAAGAATCACATGCTCATATTCTTCGATTAGCGCGTGAACTGAGAACATCGGCACATTTGATGAGATTGTCGTTAATTGATCTTTGCGTATAACTGTTAAATCTGTTGTGGAGATTACGCTGTTTGCTAAATCATACACGCCAGGAACAGCGTTGATGTCAATAAAAGCCTTTGATTCAAATGTAGATAATAGGCCTGTTGGCGTATCAACCCAAACTTTTTCTGTAAATGGATTCAATATGCTGGCATCTCCAACCTGAATGCCTGACCAAACGTCAGAGATAAATTTTTCCATTTCTAACTGCCAGCTAATTGAGCGGCCAGTTGTTTGATCTATAACTGGTTTATCCTGATTGTTAAATCTCCAACCCTGTTGCTCAAGATACATAAAATAACCGGTTAGAAAATTAATCACATTCTGTACACCAGTAATCGTAAATGGCGTAGTTCTCGTGATTACACCGAGTGGGTATGTTGGTGATACTAGAATCTCAGAATATGAACGCCATTCTTGATCAGTTTTTTCTTTATTTAGCGCGTAAAATGTTACGTATTCGCCGCTTGTATCTAAATCAAAATATGAAATTTCAGGGCGACGAGTATTGTATGTCTCTATTCTAAATTGCCAATCTTCCCCAGAGTTTGCAGGAATTATCGCGCCAAGAGAATCATATCGCTGTTGACCGGTTGCTATCAATTCAATTCTAAGCGCCTCCAACCAAATGCTTTTAACTAATGGATTTATTTTAATTAATGCTTCAGCCGAAGTGCCATACAGCTCGCTAAGATTTGTAAAAATGCTCAAATTGTCAGTGCGTAAAAAACCATTAACGCGATGCGCAAGCTGAGTTGTCCAACTGCGGAACGCCTTTGAATTAAACGTGGTGTATGTATCAATCGAATTGTAACGCAACAGATTTGTATAGAATTGATTGATACCGGCAAATTTTTCAACTGTTGCGGGCACAAACGTTATTGTTTTATTGGAACCATTTACTGTGATATTGATTTCATCACCAATGCTAAACCCACGGCCCTGATCAGATATTTTCAAGTTCTGAATTGTTAATATTGATGGCATTCCCGCCAAAGAGCCAGAATAAAGCGTGTTTGCGAATAGATTCCCAACCTTGGAGCCATTTATTAATAATTCTATGCTGGAACCAGGAACTGGACTAGGTGAATTAGTTAAACCGCTTATATGTGTAGTTACACGTAACTTTATTTCAACTAGCGTGGTTGAAGTGAAAGTGCCAGAAATTAATTTTGATATATCTCTAGTAATTGCAAGCGGTTTCTCACCATGGAATAAAAATTTATCTGGCGATGGTCTTGCGCCAGTGGAGCGAATCAACTCAATATCTGATAAATTATTGTTCAGATGCTGTGTGCAAAATCCCCAGCAACGATTCAAATAGACGATAGGTTCAACCTTAAATCCTGCCCTATTAAAGCCATAAGCAAATTCTACTGATTTACGCCAAACTAGCTCAGCTGGACCATTATCGCCAAAAGAATAACCGGAAGTCTTATTTGCGGGCTCAACATTAGATATTGCGTATTGTGAAGAGAACGAGCCAGGAGCTACATAAGGAGGAAGCAATTCGTCAGTTCTAGGATTGACACCAAGGGCTTGATGTGCCGGCAATCTAGCAGCTATCCATGACCACATTGCAGAAGACCAGAGGCGACTCTGGGAAAATGTCATGGCATTAGTTCCGATTATGCCAGTTGACGTTATAACCCATATGGTATCGTTAAATTCATAACCTTGGTTAACCCTAACGCCGGCGGTGGTTGGCTGTGAACCGCTTAATAAATCTGATGCTCTTATCCAAATGCCATTACTGCCGCTGCCAACAAAACTAACAACATAAATTCCGTTCTGTGAAGCAACAGATTGTCCCACCACTAAAACCCGATCTCCGGCAGATAAGGCTAATCCGTCTACAGTATTTGGCGCTGCGTTTACATTAATATTTGTTGTCTTTACGACCACAACAGGAGTTAATTCGCTTGTGGCTGTTACTCCAGTATAAAATGCGTTCCCAGACCCCATGCCGGAATTCCAATTAGCTGGCTTATTAGCAAATCCAACTAATTTCCATGGTTCTAAATTTGGCCGGCAAGTTGGTAATGAAAAACCAATTGAACCAGCCGGTACTGGGCTCAAAGAAAGACCATCAAAATGTTCTTTAAGAACATCATGCCATCTTGCAATTCCGACAGTTGTGCCAGGCATCAATGATAACATGATTGATGTTGAGGTTACAGCTGATTTTGCAAGCTGTTTATAATTCCAAGTAAAAGCATTAGCCGCATCATAATCTGTGCCATATGGATCATATTCATATTTGGCAGCAAAGCGGGCAAATTCTAACTCAAGATTATTTTTATATTTTTCAGTTGTGGCTATTGTGTTATTTAATGGCCAAACCTGCTGAATGTTTGCTGGAACATTTTCATACAACTTCATTTCTGCAGCAAAAATCAATGAATTAATCGCAGCCGATAAATCAACTAATTGCCACGCAGCTGTTAATGTTTCAGGTTGCCAAGTCGTGCCGTCCCAACGCTTTAATGTTTGTGTAGTAGAATTGTACCAAAGATCATTAAGATATGCGGTTGCCGGAGATGTAGTATCAGATACCACATTAAATACATAGAGGTCGGCTGTTGTATTATCAAACCACAACTGATTTTTATACAAAAGTGGATCTGAAGAAGATGTTCGTGTTGGAGCAGTGGCGCTTGAGATGCCAGGAACCATCTGATCATTCCAACGTTTTACACTAGCTCTAGACAGTGTTCTATTGACTTCAGCGTCAATACTAATCACTGGTGTGGCGTGACCATCATGATGTATTAAAACATTAAATCCAAGTTCCGAATCAAATACATATTTTGGTTGAACAGCAGACGTCAACCCCAAATATGGGAGAGTCGCTATCCAATTTTTTATCGGCGATGTTGAATCATAGAACACTTGAGCGAGATCTGGTCTATTTTTAATAGAATCTTCATACGCGGCTAATAATTTTTTCGTAATAGGATCATTTGCGTTAAATGATGAAATATTAGTGATAGTTGGTGTAGGATTACCATTTTGGTTTATAAAAGTCAAAATGTCCTGATCAAAGAATGATGTTATGCTATTAAGAGCTTGTTGATATGATGTTTCAGCGAAATCTAATATTGATAGCGGACTCAAATCGCGCTGGAGCAACATAGAAATGAATAAAGCATAACTTGTAGAAAAATCTTTAATCAAGCCACCTAAGCCATAATCTTTATTTCCAGTTCTCCAATTATTTGAACCAGTTGGTGCGCCTAAAAAATCAGTCTGAGCTGAAATGATGCTCGTAAAATGGGAATTCAAATCTTGCGAGCTTATGTTGCGTCTATTTTCGTGTAAAAGATTTGCGCGGATGGCCTTTGGTGTCAACCATGCTCCATGTTGCGAAATATCTGAAGCCGGATCACCGAAGTATGTGACAATATTAAAATTTTCATCTAACTCGACATATCTTGGAAACTCGGCATTTGTAATAATAAATGTTATCGTGTCACCTTCTGAAAATGGGACAGTGCCAGCATTTATTAACATGCTGAAGGCTTCTTGCGTATACGTAACGCCAACTGTTAAATTTGGTAATAAACCCTCTTCACTTCCTACAACAGAAAATGTTGATGAGCTTAATGCCGTTAACGTAAAATTCTGTGAATTGGTTGATTCTCCAGGAATTAGACTGTCTATGGCAGCATCACTCTCAGAAACTATAACTGGCGTTGAAACGGAGGCCGCAGTTGGTCCTGGCTGCCAAAGGCTTCTTAGTGGTCTGACAGAGCCAGGAATTTTGTAGAATAATTGAGCACCATCAATGGTTAATAGACCCTGAGAAAAAACATAATTAGAATTATCATCAATTAAAACGCGTTTATTCAAAACTTCGTCATAAACTGATTCTTGACTTTCAGTATAATAGAATATTGGACTTACTAAATTTGTAAAATCTCCATTTAAATCATATACATTAAAAAGAGGATTTTGATTTAGTTTTGTTTTTTGCTGAATGGCATTAAGAGATCGTGAACCATACGCCTGTGGAACACCGTTAAGTGAATCGCTGGCCATTTCTAAACCATATTGAAATTCAATAATTGGTCGCTTAGCAAATTCAACTTTACTTAAATCTAGATTAGGAACACTGCCCAAGTCGTCAACATGAATCCAGTAATTATGTTGTGACCAATCATTCAACTTTGGTTCAACTGTGTTCTCTGAAAATGTCATCGATGTCAATGTTTGTGGTGTTGAAGGTGTAGAAAACGCCTTTTGGCCATTTACTGTTCCACTGAGAACATATGTATAAGCGCCAGAGATTAAATCTGAATCTGAATTGCAATCTGCTGCTCTTTCAAAGGCGCCATTTTGGACAATGTAAATGCCATTACCGACGCCACCAGCTTGATTCTTGACCAGGATTCGCTGATTGACCTTTAACGTTACGCCATCAACTGTTTGGAAAGGGGCTAAAGATTTAATTCCGGTAATCGTGCCTGAGCCAGAGCCAGTAAAACTTGCAGTGTATGAATTAACTATTTGCGTTATGGTTATAGTAAACGTATCGCCGATCGCAAATGGAGTTGAACCGCTTGAAATGATAAATGATATTACGCCAGCTGATACATATGGCGTATCTACTGGTGCTGTCATCAAAGCGCCGTTAACTGAACTATGGACTTCAAATTCAGTAGGAGATATGGCTTTAACCGTAAATGTTTCATTAAGAGGCCGGCCCGAACCAGTTAATGTTATTGGCGCAGTTGTCGCAACATCAACTGATAATTTAATCCTATCACTGCTGCTTGGCCTAGCAATGGTTACATATTCTGGCAAATCTTTAAGATTCCATGACATTTGTGGGTGATTTATACCCGCAGATATCCAATAATATTTGTAATAATTACAAAATTTGTCTAAATCTATCGGTGGAGCAAAGTTGAATGTTTGTGATCTTCCCCATTGTTTTAATGCGGAAACATCAATTCCTAAACTTGATGCTCTGTTTAAAATGTCCTGAAATGTAAAAATGTGGCGTTCAGTGCCAACAGAAAATGAGATACCCGGTGTCAGTGAGTTAACTGCTCTTTCGACAGTTGGTTGGTTAACAAGCGGTCTAGATTCATCGGTAGATACATCTTTATCGCCGACATACCCATAAAATGGTAAACTTTCACGCTTAGTGAAAAAACGCCCAAATAAATTTTCAAGTAATGAAGTATTAAGATCATTGCGCTGTGAAACAGGCAAAAGGGCTGATAAATCTAGATTAGATTTTTTATAATCTGACGCCATATATAAATGCACCAACGGGTTATTGTTGGTGTATTTATTTAATTTTTAGAAAAGTGAAAAACACACTTTTATATCTTTTGGCGTAATACAGCTGGTGTCAGTGCTTCAACAATTTCTATGTCATTAATCGTGGCGCAAGACTGTAAAATCTCATCAATTCCCGCTTCTACCGTAAACAACGAACCAAATGAATTGGTAGAATACAGCGGGACTAAAACTACGCTGGCAACTTGAGTTGGCATTCTCTGATGAATCAAACTGATAAGTTCTGTTGCATAAAATGAAATAGAGAAATCCCAGTTATCTATTGAAAAGAAATCATTAATAACAGCCAGAGCTTCTTGTCTAATTCTTTCGCTTGAGAAGGTGGCGGAAGCTGATTTGACAATCTTAAATTTTGCTCTAAGCTCTGGTGAAGCAAGTGAACCGAAAAGTAATTTGATTTTTCCTGGGTGTAACACCACCGTGTCAGACAACATTTTGTTGTTTAAAAGATAACCATAAGAATTACGTAATTCCAATGGTGATGGTGTCTCTGGCTCTATGGAAGATGTGCCACGTAGATAACTTGTTAAATTGTCATAATAGCCACGAGTGATAATAAAAATATCATGGATATTACTTGCAGAAGGGTCAATTAAATTACCATATGGCGTAAAGTGCTGCCACATGAAGTCAATTCCATTATTAGAAAGACCAGAATATCTCAATTCACGAACAACTTGATTTGTGGTGTCAATAAAAGCACCTTTATTAAAGGTATAAACAACACCATCTATGGTAATTGAATCGGTGGATGTGCCATAAACTTCAGCTGACGGTGTTTTACTTGTGCGGGCGCCAGTTGTTGGATCAATGATCACATAATAATCAAATGAATTTTTGGCAAGGTCCTCAAATTGCAATACATTTTGAGGGGAAACACTTGTTCTGGTCGCAGAAATCATCATATCGCTTGGTAAAACTTCAAGCTGATTTACGTTTACTTTACCATCTGAATCATATGATGGTCCAATTACGTCGTAATCTTGGTTTTCACCTAAAACTTGTCCACTATTTTTAAGATTTGAACGTAAAATTTTAATTTTATCATTCACTGGATTCGTGGAATCGCCGTCAGTTATGCGCTGAATTGTATTATACCAGAATTTTGTAGTTGGTGATTCAACTATCAATTTCATATCTCTGGTAAAAATCGTAAATCCTTCAGTTTCTCCTAAAGAGTTTTTATTTGGTCTTACCCAAATCAACCAAGATAAATCGTTGGAAGCCGGATCATAATAAACTTGGCTGGTTAAATCTGTTGACGTTGAGCCTGTGGAAGTTACAATTTCCCAGCGGCCAGTAAGATTTACTAATGATGGAGTCTGAAGCACAAATGAATTAGTTGTCGCGTTGTAATTAACTCGCACGATAAATGCATCGCCAGGACCAGCATCTGTGGCATTAAATGTAAATTCTAAAGGAACTGATTCACCAGCAAAAGCTGAATTATACGCAGTTCCGACAGACGCATTTGGAAACTTACCACGTAAATTTGACACAACAGTTATCGTACTAGAATCATCGGCCACTTCTAAGGTCCATACTTCGTACGGCGTCATAGTGATTGCCGGGATTGGTGCCGCTGGTGGCACGAATGTACTAGTGACAATCGTGAGCGTTGCGGTTGTTGCGATTGCGGGAATTGTTCTGACAAATTTCAATCCAAATTCTGACCCGCCTGGAGGATCGCCCCAGCTGGCGTCAGTGTTTAATCCTGAGCCGATATCTCCAGAAATATATGGGTTGGTGCCGTCAATAGTGCGTGGAACAGTTTCAGCATAGATCTTATCATCTAATTTTGGATTTAAAGATGGATCAGCGATTTTGGCATAAATTACGCCTCCAATTTCCACATACTCTAATGGCTCGCCATAATAATGTTGATCTAAAACGCGTTGAATACGTGTTTTCTCTTTTCCTTTACCATAATCTGGCGTACCTAAACCAATTGAAGCATCTTCAATAAATTTGATGCGCGGGATGCTAGTGATACCATACAAATCACTATTTGATGCGGCGGTGTGTGTAATTAAATTGAAAATGCCAGGTTCAGCAAGAAGCGGTTCCAAAACCTCATCGATTAATGCTCTTGTAGATTCTGAAGTGCTGATGCTGTTTATTCTTGGTTGATATGATATGATTAAATCATCACCAAATAATTTAATGTTTTCGTAATTGCCTGATGCATCATTCCACTCAATGTACTTTGATTGTCCAGCAAAAGTTCTGTTTATTGCCTTAAGACGCAAAATACTTGAATCCTTAAGCATGTAGGAATTATAATCCTGCGCATTAACCATTCTATTCTGGGAATAATATGTTAAAGGCGCAGTCTGGCGAATATGTTCCAACGTCTCAGAACCGGCAGCATTTTGAATAGTTGAAGTTAGCCCAAATGTCATGGCACATGTTTCCTGTGTACCATTCTTTGAGGTATATGTAAAATTGATAGGTTGGCTTGTTAATTTATTTTTCTGAATAACGATAGATCTATTCGCTGATTGACGTACCCAAATGTAAAAATTGCCAAGTGGGATATCAGAAAAATCACCATCACCAAAACTTATTTTTATCCGATCATTTTCTAATGTTTCAATTTCGAACTTAGTTCTGTTTTTATTTTGGTTGTAAACTAAATTCTGCTCATTAACTGTTTCAACCTCATCCCAAACTTCTAAGATATTTCCATCTTCATCGACAGAATTCAACCAGACGTCAGTTTGGTTAACATTTGCAATGTTAAGCTCAATACTACGATTTGGGATAGGATCATCAAAAGAATATTCTAATCTGATTAAACTTCCTTGTTTGATGTAAAATAGAAAACCACTGTAATCTGAGCCGTCGCCGATACCGTCATTTGCGTAAATTATGGGCATCTGTGAATTTATATCCGGCGTTTTTTCATACGGGCCATTCTCATCAATATCAGTCTGAACAACTTCCATTTGGAATGTTTCAATTCCGGTATTCACATTAAATGAATACACACCGTTATTAAATGAAGCTGGATCATTATTCAGGGAATAAAGCTGCATGGCGACATCATTAACTTGGTATGATTTACTTGGTTGTCCAAAATTATTTGTCATAATTCTGTTCATTACCAAGAAAAACTGTTCTTTCCATAAAGTGTTGTTTGGATCATTCCAGACAATTACACGGTTCGCAAGATTATTGCCAAGAGAATCAAACACCTGCTCAGAAGTAGACACTGAAGAAACTTTAACAAGACCACGGCCAGGAATATTACGACTGGCTTTATAAGAAATAAGACGTGCTAAACGAAGAATTGATTGCTTTCTTTGGGCTGTTGTAATAAAGTTCTCATGGGCCATCATATCTATGCGATATGCTAATTGCTCAGCAACATAAGCAAACATTTCAAGGATGGCAATAAATTCTGAAGATTCAATGAAGTCATTAAAAGTTTCTTTATAATACAGTTTTACATACTGCAATAAAGACTCTTTAATCGTATCATAATCATATGCAGTAAAATTGACTTCAGAAAAAGCTTGATAAACCTTTTCCCAACTTTCAGCAGCGTTTAAATTTCTTATTGCCATGTCTTATCTCATTAAGTTATGCGGTTTGGATTTCAATTCTTAAAACATCTTGAACATTAAATTCTACGTATAGAAGATCTGCAAAAGCCACGATTGCATTGTTGTCCATCAGCGGAACAACTTCCAAATTTAATAATCTAACGCGAGGGTCATAATTAAAAACTTCAATAAGATCTTCACGTACGATTTCTAAAGTAGCTTCATCATTTTGCTCAAATACTAGTGATGGAATCCTAGTGCCAAAATTTGGCATCATGACTCTTTCGCCCTTCTCAGTAAAAATATGATTATAGAGGTCGTTCTTAACAGTTTCTATATTGGACGTAGCGAAACTTTTTTGTCCCATAGAAAGCCACTGATTTGAAGAAAAACCTTTATAGTAAATTTTGGTAGCCATTATTTTTTCCAATTAGGATTTCGTGTATATTTACTCTCTTCGGGTCTTTCCCATGGTTCATGTCCTGGAATAATCGTAATTGAATCTGGGGCTTCAGGGCACGGTGCAGTGGGACCATTAAGATGAATCTTAGTTGCAGTTTCTAAGATTGAGCCGCCAGCATTTAAATTCAAATCCGCGCTGGCCGATATTGAAGTAACGCCGCATGAAGATAAATGTAGTCCAGCTTTTCCAGCAGCTTTTAATGAGCCATCTGCTGAAATATTAATTGAGCCTTTTGCCTGAAGATTTATATTTCTATCGGCAGCTAAATTTATATCTGCGCCAGATCTAACCGAAAGGCTATCAGCAGCAAAAATATGCAAATGACCATTTTCATCTAATTCAATCCAAGTTTTGCCACGAGCTGTTGAAATATAAATTCTTTCATTGGTGTCATCAAATATAACCTGATGGCCGGCGGCTGTTTTTAGACGAAGCCGGCAATGGTCTGCTTGATCACTCATTATCATTGAATGATGGCCAGGACTAACTAAGCAGTAAACTTGTGGATCTAAATTTGGCTCAGTAGCACTTGAAGCTGGATCTTTTATTGTTGGTCTAATAGGATCTGGTGCATATCCTTCCTCACCAGTTTTTTCTGTTCTCGCTTGCGCCACTTGACGTTCATATGCACCTCGTGTTTTTGCTTGTGAGGCATCAAGATTATTTCCAAATTGCTCTCGTAAATTTGAGTAAGCTGGCTGCAACTTATCATAAGTATCTGTCCACGGGCCATCTTCATTCATTTCATTTAAATTTCTGCCGGCCGGCAATGATCTATTTTTGTGAAGGCCAAATGCTCCAGCAAAAAATACTCTTCGGCTCAAATCTCCATGAATAAAGAACACGAAGACACGAGCTCCAACTTTAGGTATTGCCCAAAAGCCATAAGAGGTAAATCCTGCAGAGACGGCTTTTTGCGGCCCGGCAGGTTTATCTTCTACGCTACCAGCAAATGGCGCGGCGTATTCGGCCCATGGTAGTCTTTCTTCCTCATATTCATCACCATCAATTGCGGGGCACCAAACTTTAACGCGGCCCATTTGTTGTGGATCATTAGTATTCTTAACAATCCCTTCAACTATAAATGGATAACTACTAAAATCATCTTCTAATATATGTTTCATTTAACGTTCTCTGACGTGATGAGCGCAGACTTGAATACTTCAATTGCGCCCATGCTAAATTCTTGCGTAAAATTATTGCCTTCTAATGAATGAACAATCTTGAAAACAAAATACCAGCCTTCGTAAAAATATTTTTGAATAAACTTTTCTACGCCAGGCATCAATTCATTTCCAAAAATTGGATCAATTGCAGGTCCGTATATATTTACCTTTATGTATAAGGGAGAAACCGCAAGATCGTAACCTGTCATTAAAGGATTATTGCCAGAAAGCGCAATCGGATTTAATCGTTTTGCAAGCGCCTCATTGTATTCCCTAATAGAATTGTCTAAAAAGGTAACTTCTTTATTTGGTGATAAACTTCCTGGAGAAATAGACACATGAGGCATAATTTGATCGCCCATCGATTTAACAAAAAGATCTGGATTCCCCCTGATCTTCATTTTTGTGCTAAGCGATGATTGACCATGTATATCAGCTAAAACCTTTAGATATTCCTGTTTGGCCTTAGCGAGAGACGTACTTGAAATTCCAGCCCTCTCCTGCGAACCTTCAGCCAAATTCGAATATCCTGTCCTTTCATTTATAGATTTTGGCGGTACAACAACCATATCATGAGATTTCATATCTCTAGTAGAGATATTTTTCGTATTGTCAGATGATTTGCTACCATTTGGATTATCAGACTGCCCTAAATCATTTTTTCTAATTTCATCTGGAGTAGATTTAGTTTTATTAAGTATACTAAAAATCGCAGCTGATGCGTCAATTTTAACCGCAAAATCTAATATGTCAGTATTTCTTCCAGAAAAAACATAATCATACTCTAAGGAATTTTTAGGAACCCTTTCACCACGTTCATTATCAATAAAATACTTATCATTTAAGCTAACAGCTTTTGTGTTTTTCTCAGGCTTATTATTAACGAAAATATGTTCAACAATATCAAAATGGATGACAACTGTTTCGTCATTTGCTGTGATATTTGTTAAAATTTTAAAACTAACAATTTTACCTTCTTCAATACTTTTAAATGACGCTTTTCGATTAACATCTATACAAGAATTAAGAATTGACGTTAACACTTCTGTTATTGTCATATTTCGTGGAACAGCCTTATAAACAGCATCATCTTTTAATTGCTTATTCTTTTTATCTGCTTCTTTTCTTGAATCAAGTTGTTTTTGTTTTTCGGCAGTTTCTGTTGTAATCTTATGTGAGATTTCTTCAATTTTGTCATAGACGCCAACTGAATACGACAGATCTCTCCATTTAGTCGTTGATTCTAGACCAGGTATATCTCCTGGCAGTGAAATTTTATATAAAACCAATCTGCCCTTTTTCTTAGACGAAACAGCAGGTTCAGTCTTCTGTGTATTCTCATTTAACGCCTGGTATTGCGTATTATCGTAATATTCTTTACTGATTCTGTTCAGCGCGTTCTGTAAAGAATCTAAAGCTTGACCAAGCGTAGTCTGGGCTCCCCTGGCTGCAATTGTAGAAATCCTATCAGTGGGAACAAATTGATGTGTGGCCTCTCCTGACGCAAATGTTGGCATGAATTTTAAATCATATTGTGAAACACCAATTGTGCTCGCAGATCCAAATTCAAATGACATAGATTGCAACATCATCGGTATTGAAGTCGTGTTTATGACTTCCGTCGTTTCATCGTGCGTGTGGCCAACAAAGAAAATTTTCAGTAAGAAAAAACAATTAACTAAACTGCAACCGAGTACTTCATCTGCCATGTATTTTAAAAAATTCATGAAGGCAATTCCAGTAGAATCGCTAAGCTTCATGTCTATTAAACCGCTAATAATGTGCGATGATGCCGCATCACCTCCAGCATACAATGTTTCAAAATCAACAGAATTAATTCTAAACAGAGAAATTTTTCTTGAATCGCAGATCATGTATAATTCATTTTGAGCGCCGAGGCCAGGTAACTTTTCGCCAAGTCGCAGTCGATTTAATTCATTTAAATTTAGATTAGTTCCACTTAAAGATTCACGTTGTTTAAATGCGCGTAGCGCTTCAGTATTTCTGCCAAGCAGTAAAACATAATGCGTAGAAAATGACGTATATTTGTCAAGTGGGTTTTGTGGAATACTCATTTTATAATATAACTGGCGTGATTATTTGAAGTGGTTCTCTTTGCGATTTGACTCCGCCCATGGTGCCATTTATAAAAGATGTCATTACACGTTCTTTTGAAGGTATTTGAAGAATTCTGCCCGGAATAACTTCTCCATAAATGTCAAGAATATTATTATATTGAGCAATAACCCACCAGAGACGAGGTTCATCGTAAAAGGCGTTTGCAATTAAATCTAATCTACCAGCAACAGCATTTTCTACTGCATACGTTAAGTCACTTTCATCAGATTCAAAAAAATTTCTTTCCCACCATTCTAATGAAAAGCTGGTAGCTTCCGTTGTTCCACCATTCACATACCTAGATTTTTTTAAATTAACACTATTATTTTCCATTTAGGAATCCTTGTCTCTATTTGAACTTTCATGAGTTACCAACTACCAGACGCGCCGCCGGTATTATCACTTGCTGGAGAATTTGGGGCCGCTCTTCTAGGCCTGACAAATGATAATTCTCGTGCAGAATCTCCTAATTTAACAATTGGTACCTTAATATTTGTTGCGTTTACGGACGTTCCAGCAGCTGCTTCAAATCTGGCATCAGATAATGGACGCATTGGTGAAGATGTAGGCAAAGAAACTCTTTGATTACGAGCAGAATCCACAAAGGTTTGGCCGGCCGCAGGCGATTGCGCTTGCGTCTGAGCAGCGCTGCTCTTAATATTTACAGGCGGTGAAATAGGCGATGGCGGCCTATATGCTGAAGATAATTTACCATTTCGATATTCACTAAGATTAAAACCAGAAAATTGTGCCGGTGAAAATGATTCTTTAAGAGTGATAGAAATATCACATAAAATCGGAAATGGTGTTCCTGACATAATCCCAGCCTCGGTGTCAGTTTGGCATTCAATATAATCTACGTCATTAGGATAGGCAAAATTGTAGCTCAATAAAACAACTGGATGTTCATCGATATTTGAAGAACCATATGCTGAAAATATTAAAACCGGTGGAGGTGCGCCAAACATTAAATCAAAATTTTCAGCAGTGCCTTGACCATAATATGGCATGACCCATGATCTTATCATATTGAGCTTTTTGAGATTCTCAGTGGCCTCAGCAGCAGTTCTGGAAACTAATTTAATATTGTTTAGCGTCCATGTTCGTGAATTTGTCGACTTATATTTTAAAATTTCACCAGGGTGATGAGAAACGGAAATACTATCATAAGAAGCATCACGGCTATCAGAAATCATTGGATTCGCAAGAAATTTGATCACTTGGCGATCCTGTTGACTATAAGTTTTTAATGTTATAATCGTTTTGTTCTGATTGTTTTCATTTGGAGTATTACTTCTTGTCACTCCAGCTAATTGTGAGGAAGAAGGGTTAGAACCAGAAAATGCATTA